AACGTGGTCTTGTTACAAGAAATCAAGATAATTTAAAATCTGAGTTATTGGGTCAAATTTTACTTCCTATTCCTGCCAATCTTGTGGATTCAAACCAAACAGCATATGGTGAGGGAAATATGAACTTCTTACAAGAAGGGGGATTGGGTGTTGCGGAGGGCCTTATGGATCTTGATTTAAAAAAGGCTGGGAAAGCAATTAATAGTACAATCAGTAGAATTACTGGTGGTGGAAATTTAGTTCAAAATTATTTTGCCACTCAAGCACTAAATCAAATTGGTGGAAATCTTAGTTTAGATCAAGTATTGGCAAGATCTAATGGATCAGTTATAAATCCAAATATGGAGTTACTATTTAAAGGGCCAGCTTTAAGAAACTTTGGTTTTCAATTTAAATTTACACCAAGATTTAAAAAAGAAGCAGAAACTGTTAGAACTATAATAAAGGCATTTAAAAGAAATATGGCCCCAAAAGGATCTGGAGGTGCTTTCTTAAAAACTCCAAATATTTTTGAGATTCAATATGAAGGAAAGGCAAGAAATTATTTAAATAGAATTAAACTTTGTGCCTTAACAAATGTGCAAATGAATTATACTGGTGATGGAACTTGGGCAACATATAATGATGGTTCTCCAATTTCAATGAATATGACATTGGCATTTAGAGAATTAACACCAGTTTATAATGAAGATTATGAAGCATATGGTGATGAATCAGACGGAGTAGGTTACTAAAATGGGATATTTCAGAGAACTACCAGATTTAGAATATCAAAATTTTATATCAAATAGTATTTCTTCTCAAAGTTACGTAAAAGTTAAAAATTTATTCAGAAGAAATAAATTACGTGATGATTTGCAGAATGTTTTTACTATCTTTAATAAGTATGAAATAATGGAAGGTGCCCGACCTGATACGGTTGCCGAAGAAATATATGGGGATGATCAACTAGATTGGGTTGTATTATTAACTGCTGGTATCATTAATGTAAGAGATGAATGGCCTTTATCTGATAGAGAGATATATGATTTTGTTGCAAGTAAATATGGTCTTGCTAATATAAACAGTAATCATCACTATGAAACTAAAGAAATTAAAGATTCTATGGGTAGATTAATTTTTCCTTCTGGTCAAGTTGTTGATAGTAATTTTTCTGTTACATATAGTGAAAATGGCACATATGTAACACCAACATCTTCAAATACTATTAGTGGTGTTAGTAATTATGAATATGAAGTTCTTAAAAATAATAAAAAAAGAAGTATATTTGTTCTTAGATCTCAATATTTACAACAATTCCTAAATGATATGAGAGACATTATGGTATATCAACAATCTTCTGAACGTATAAATGATAAATTGATAAGAACTGAGAACACCAGAGTTACAATGGAATAAAAAAAGACCCCTGTAAAGGGGTCTTAAAATCAATTAACATTATTCTGCTAATTTAGCAAAGTATGATAGTGCATCATCTTCATCATCTTCTACGGGAGAAGGTTTTGAAGTTACGGCAGCAGTAACTAATTGCTCTGCTGAACCACGATCATCATCTTCATCAACAGTTTCTACATCTTCACGAACTGTAGTCTTATTGCCAAGAACATAACCAAGACGCTTCTTCAAATCTTCATAAGATTTGAACTGATCTGCTGCAACAAACTCTTGAAGAGAACTTTCTTTTTTCCAAAGTCCCTCTAGTGCATCATCGTCATCTAACAAAGGAGTGACGGCAGTAAACTCAGAAGAATCATAGTTTCTATAACCAGCAACGTTCTTTGCTTTCAACTTGAAATTGGCACCTTGCCAGAAATCAAATGGATCAATTGCTTCCTCATCCTCAAACTCAGGTTGCATTGCTGCAGTTAGTTTGTCAAAGATTTTCTTCCCATATTTGTATAGAAATACTTTACCTTCATTCTCAGGATTAGCAGGATCCTTCACAACATAGATGTTACTGATATAAGTAAGTTTACGCTTCTGTCTACGAGCAGCATCTTTACCCGCATCTGTTCCATTGTTCCATAGAGCAGTGTTATACTCGGAAACTGGATCTTTCTGACCAAGAGTGGTTAGAGAGTTCTCAATATACCAACCTCCAGGCCCCTGAAAGGCATGGGAGTATAGTTTTACGAATGGAAGATCTTCACCATTTGGTGCAGGTAGAAAGCGGATAACAGCATAACCATTACCTGATTTATCACATTCTAATTTCCATAGACGGTCATCACCTGATGCACCGTTATTATTCATTTTTTCGACTTCTTTCACAAGTTTTTGTGTAAGAGAGCCTAGTTTTGATTGCTTTTTAAGATTAGCAAACGACATTAGATTACCTCGGATTAATTGGATTAATTGGATGTTTAGATTATAACAAAAAATATACTATAAGTCAACAGCAGATTCAAGTGTTTCGATTGTCTGACTCATACCGTCAAACAATACACTCATACTAGTCCCTGTAGGAAAACCCAACATGGTAACTGATTCCTCTATTTGAGATTTCAGTTCAAGAGCTTGTGGATCTTCTGAAAGAGATAATCTAGCATACATAACTTTCTGCCTTTCTAATAATTTTTTCAATCGATTAATGTGTTTCAATCTACTTTCACGAGATAATAATGGAAAATTAAAAGCATCTCCATAAATTTCTTTTTGAAGATCATTAATTTCGTTCAATTCATCTTGAACTATTTCAGAATTAAAGAAATCACTCATTTATTAAGTCTCGTAAAATTTTTTTATATTGAAATACATTAATATTTAGGAAAGGTATATACTTTTTAATTTTTAAACTTACGGTTTCCCATACTGGATCTTTTAAATTTTTATCAAAGTTTTTTACGAAAGAAAAAACTTTTTCCAGTATTATAAGTGTTTCTAGCGAAATTTCTCCACCTAGATATTTTTTTAATAATGGGGGATGTCCCTTCGAGCAATTGAACACTTTCGATAAGTCGTTCTCTGAGAGAAGTTTTTCTGTTTGCTCCTTGAAAATATAAGTCATACTCTGTTTCCGTCTCATCCACTCTGCGTAGGTTTTTTCTCCACTGTTGATTATCTCTCCGATCCATAAGTTTTGAGGTGTGTTAGTGTTTACAAAATTTGCCAAAAGAAAATTTAGCACTTCTTCATCAGAATATTTTCTAGAAGTTTTCTCAAACCAATACTTATCCTTTCTCTTATTAAAAGATGATATAGTGGCTCTTGATTTACCTCCATATTTTATAAAGTCATACTTAGGATTAGTAAAATGACTTTTCATGGAAAGATAAGTTTGGTAGGTTTCAAATGGTGTCACTTTCATATGATGTAGTTTTTATTCAAAAAAATTTCTATAATAAAAAGGATTAGGAACCTCTGGATTAACCATCTCAGATTTAACTTCACTACCAGTAGTATGTTTTACGACTAATACTCTGGTCTCAACGAATGTCGCTTGGGTTGGAGGTACGTATACTGGTGATGGTAAATAAAAAATCATAATGGTAATTTAGCTCTAGAAGTTTTTTTCATAAAATTAAGTTCTTGAGCATCCCACTTCAATTTTTCTTTAAGGGGTTTAGAAACTAATTTTGTAACTGATTCTATCTCAAGATTATTAATTTCACAATAATAACAAATGGCATCAATATAATTCATATCCTCATTTGCCACAATATTTTCAATTTCCATGGCAAATTTTGATGGTGTTAGAAATTTTTTTTCTATCACCTTTTCTAATTCTTTATTTGGTTCCATAGAGCTCCAATTTATCTCCAATAAACTTTCTAATATATTCTCCGAGGAGTTTGATATACTTTGCTTTGTTGGTTTCTTCGTAAACGACACATTCTCCATTTTCACAAGCCATAATAATTACAAGTTTTTTTATCGAAATATCTTTCATTTCGTATAGCATACAACCATATGCCATTGCTTGAACAAAATAATGTTCAATCCACTCCCGTGGTTTAGGTTTTTTAGATGTTTTAAAATCTATTATTGATAACTCCCCATCATATTCTGCAATACAATCAACAGTTCCAGCAATACCTAGTTCTTTACTATATAGGGCACCTTCCAAAGCGTATATATTATCAATTAAATTTAACTTTGGTTTGGCAATCTTAAATAAAAAATCTGAAATAGGTGGAACAGTAGGAAGTTCTTCATCATTTTTTAGATAATGTTCTGTAAGAGTGTGCATATCAGTTCCACGGGTTGTAGCCGCTTTTGTGATTTTATCTGCAGTCTCATTACCTACTTTTTTTCTCCAATTGACAAAAATTTCTTTATTAAAATGACTGGTAACAGAAGTGATAGAAACTAATTTAACCAGTTCTTCTTCATCTGGAATAGAATAATAACGAACACCATCTATAGTCTCTCTTTTGAGAGGTTCAAGATTCAAATCAATATGATTAAACATTAAATACCTGCTTCAACTTTTGCCATAAGGTATTCCTTTACAAGGCCTGACCTAATAATATCATCAATACCAAATTCTATTATATCAAAAGATGGCATTTTTCGCAAGATGTTCATAAAATCAACAATACCATTACGATCATTAGTTTTAACTAAATCAGACTGACTTGCATCTCCACAAAAAATAATTTTAGTATTTTCACCAACTCTTGTAATAATACTATCCAGTTCATGAAAATTTAAGTTTTGAAATTCATCCACTATTACAATAGAGTTGTCTAATGTAGTTCCACGAAGAAATGATGTACTCCAAAATTTTATTGTTTCCTGAGATTTAAGATTACCATATAACATTTCAAAGTCTGCATCAGATGGCATCTGAAACATATATTTTACCATATTTTTATATGGAATTTGATATATATCTGCTTTATCTTCATGATCACCAGGTAAAAAACCAATCTCTCTGGTGGCAACTAAGGAACGAACCAAATAAATGTGTTCATAAGGTGTATTCTCACTTAGAACATCTCTTATAGCATTATATAACGTAATAAATGTTTTACCAGTTCCAGCACAACCATAGGCAATTAAATTTTTACCATTTTTATATGAATTAAATAATCTTTGTTGATTGTCATTAAGAGATTCTATATTAACCAAATAATCAGAGCTCAAAGGTTTTTTTCTCTTCATCTGTTTAGTGGTCAATCCAACTCCAATCGGTTGATCTCCAGATGCTCTTTTTCTTCTAGGCATTAGAATGAATAATCTCTGTTTTTACGAACGTTTGCACCTGGTTGTTTTGATGCTCTATCTAATACTTCATTCCAACCAGAGGATGCTGCTTCACCTGTCCATCTAAACATTTCATGAGATGCAGCAACACCTGCTTGCCAATCTTTATCCCATTCTGGATTATCTTTTCTCCATTGATCGTACTCTTTCATAGTCATAGAGAGTTCTTTTTTCTCTTTTGTCTCTTTATGTATTACTGGATATGTGGGCATAATTTTTTAAGTTTTGTTAAGTTATTTATTCCCATTCAAGGGCTTCAGATACAGAAGGAAACTGTTCGGTAAACACCTTTCGGCATGCCTCTGCAATCTCCATATGTTCTTTTTGTGTTCCGTGTGCTGATCTTAAATTAATATAATGAATCCAAGAACGACATGATCCCGTCATGTATATTCTTGTAGGTGTGCATAATGGTAATACCATTCTGGCACATTCTTTTGCAACTCCCTCATCAATCATTTGATTATATAATGATTGAGCAGAACTAAAGAGGGTAATCATTTGTGCTTCAAGTTTTTGTTTTACAAAAGGATCTAGATCATCTGTAGAGTTTTGACGATTTTTTAAATCCTGTCTTCTTAAATCTGGCAATTTAATTTTACCAAGTTCATTGCTCTTTGCATATCTCTGTGAGAATTCTTGGAATGTAAAACTACGATGTCTTAAAATCTGTGCTGCTATAGCTCTTGTTGTTTCAATCTCTAATGTCATAGATGATTGTTCAAAGACAGACCAATGATTATGCTTTATACAATATCTTAACAAACCAGAATAATTTTCATTATCTTGATTTGATGGATTAGAAACTCTGGCAATGTATGCCATCGTTTGCTCTGCATCGGGAGTTATACTTACAAGTTTTACAGTCATTTACCAAATCCTTCAGGTTTATTACGTGTTTTTAGAATATCTTCTTCCAATATTCTAAGTTGTTTTTTCATAAAAATTAATTCTTCATCATTATACAAATAATCTTGTTGAAGAGCTTTTTTTAAGTTTTTTAATAGTTCTTTAGATCTCATTAGTCTGCGTACCCATCATCATCATCGTAAAGTTCATCATAATCACTTATCTCTTTAAAAGCAGTTGAATTTTTATATAAATCTACATCGGAGTAAATTTCTGCTTTTATAGCGTCTACTGATAATTCTAGTTGACGAACAATAAGTTTCAATTTATCCTTATCCATAACAAATTTTTATATGGTATTTAAGTATTTTACACAAAAAAAGAGAGTCTGTCAAGCAGACCCTCCAAATTTATTGTTAGTTCTAAATTAAGCACTAACAAGTTCTTTATTGAACTTTACACCACGATAAGTTAATTCTAACTTATTGGATGATGTTTGCTTTTTATCGTTGGTATCGTATTTAATACCACGGTATGTGACTTGTGCCATGATGGTACTCCTAAAGTAGTTGGATTTTAAGGCCCGTTCCTTTAGTCGGCTTTTGCGTCCTTACAATATAAACCATATTTTTCACCAAAATTATAATATAGATCAATAATTTCTTGCCTATCTTTTGCACTAAGGTCAGGGTAGACTTTAGCACGATCAACAAGAGTGTTTATATCTGCACATGATACTGTAACTATAGTAGTAGTAGCAGTTGCTGTAGCAATTAAAGTTTCAATCATAAGGATGAACGATCCGTTCCGAGTCGGCTTACTTGCGTCCTCCCCTAGCAATGAGGAGGATGAACGTTGTGTTAATACTAACACATGTATAGTATATAGTCAAGCACTTCTGTATTTTCTGATACAAAATCCTGTGGCTAAAAAAAATACCCCGATTTTTTGTCGGGATATTTTGGAATCAAAAGCTGATTTTGGTGGCCTAAGACTTTCTTTTCTTTTTGGGTGATGTGGGTGATCGATAACCCCAAAGGTTTGGTTTGATACCACCCTTACCATAGTCAATAATCTTTAATCCCATTTTAAACTTATCATAATACATATCAAATAATTTAACTCTTGTGCCTCTTGTTAAATCACGATGAACTGTGCCATCAAATTCATATGTTACGATCCAAGCATCTGATGGTGCCTCAGTGGTCATTACGTCATCTAATGAACCATTTTCAATTAAAATTTCACAACCATAAACTTCTTTTGATGTTTCTTTCTCTTCTTTTAACCAAATACATTTTTTTTGTTTACTTTTAGTTTCTTTTGTAACACTCATTTTTCATCCTCTTTTTTACTAAATTCATTTATTCTTTCTATTACCTCATGAGCATCAATAAGAGTATCAATGTCTACTAAAAAATCAGCAATATGTTTTGATACATATGGTTTCTCACCACGTGCTGCAAATGCTAAAGCATCTCTTAAATGTTCCTGAGCTGCTCTAAGTGATTCTTCTACTGGTCTTGCTAAACTCATTTTTTATCACTCCATATAATATTTGGATATGCCTCTTCAACATTCTCTCTTGTAATTTTATACTTATCAGATAGTTTTTTATCTTTTACTAAGCATAAAATTTCTGCTTCTAATGGATGAAGACCTTGTAGAATATTAATAAACATTGTTTCACGACGAATAGCATTCAATTTGTTATCACCACCTTGAACAAATCTATAAAAATGTTTAGATTCTCTACGAATGGTGGTATGACCTTGAACATCACTAACACCTAATGAAAAATTTCCTTTGACATGCATGGCACGAACTTGTTCAGAAATTTTTGTAGAAAGTGTTCCACTATAAGTATTCTGTTCATCATAACCTTCATAAGGAACTTCTCCTTCGGGAAGTATTGATTGTATAGATGTATCAAAATTCCATATAAGAATTCTTCTTATTGATTGATCATCATATTTTCTTAAAACCTCCACTTTTTTAGCTTTAGATCTTTGTTTTGATACGAGATCAAAAACTTCAAATACTAATGGATTAGATGGTAAATTTAAATTAGAATTAGATTTAACCGTAAAACTTTTTGATTTTTTAGTAGTCTTCGTCGCTGTTTTCTGTGTCATAATTGTTTTCAAATCTGAATGCTATAACCTCATCTGGAACTAAATTTCCCATTTCATCAAACATTTCAGGGTGAGGTCTCGGTATTTCCTGATAGTTCATCATATAATCTCTGGCAACCCATCCACCAATTGCTCCCGCACAAAATAATAAAAATGATATTGGTAACACTAACACTAATATTGTTTCTATGGTCATTTGTTACCTCCTTTAAAGTTATTTTTTGTTCCTTAATGATAAGGAAAATTCAAAATGGATATCTATCTCTTTATTAAAAAGACAAATTATTTTTTTGAATATTATATGTAATGGTTTTTTACTCTTTACTTTACCCCCAGAAAGCATAAGGTCAACACCACGATTAAATGGAATGTCGATTTTATTTATATCAGACTTTGATAATTTGATTTTCTTTGAGGAATTTAATTGTGTCAACACAACCTCCTAATTTTTTAGAATTACAAGTTACTTGTGGAAATGTGGATCCATTTCCAAATTCCTGATAAAATTCTTTTTGTTCAAAGTGTTCTCCTAAATTATATACTACAAAATCACTTCCTGTCAACTCTAAAACTGTTTTTACTTTATCACAATATGGACAACCATTTTTTGAATAGACTACAAAATTCATTTTTATTAATTAACATTGATATAGTAATTTATAAAAAAAGAAGGGAGGAAAAATCCTCCCTGTTTTTTCACCAACACACTTCTCCCACCACAGAGAAGTGACTTCAATCCCAAAACTACAAGGATATTGAAGATAAAAATATTATAATAGATTTATTATGAATTGTCAACTTAAATTTATTATTACTAAAAACTTAATTTATATTCTTCGACTTTATCATTATCTCTATCTGCAAATAGTAATGATGATCGGTTATTGCTTACGGTTAGTGCCCTATTTAAATTACCATGACGACTAATATCTATGTAAGTAGTATCAACTGTTCCACCACCACTTAAATCCCAAGCAGTTTTTAATTTTATAACATATGCTCTACTATTATTGTCACTACTAGAAGCAAGTATTGTTCTACCACTTGGATCTACTTTAAATGAAAAACTTCTTAGAGTTGATAGATAACTTGAAAGATTTAAATTAGAAGAAACTGTTACATCAAGATATGAATTTAAACTGTAGGGATGAGTGACATCAACTTGATAGAGATATCCATTGGATCGACTAAAAAACATTCTTGTTCCGTCAGGTTTCCATTCCACATCTGTTATCGAACTGTAGCTGGCATCATAAAAAAATCCAAGATCTATGCTTTTAAAATCAGTCATTGAATGCATATTATATCTTATTATATTTTTTCCAGCAGTTCTACCAAAGAAAAAAATGTATGGATTATTTGCAGCATCTGAAAAATTTGATGCAAATACATCTCTAACATCAGTCATACCAATTCTTGAATCATCTAAGTCTATGGTTCCTAATAATGTTTTTGATGATGTACTATCATAAGCACTTGCTACAGAATAAACTTTTGACGAATCATTTCCACTACCATCTTGTATAACTGTTATAAGTTGAGTACCATCACTATTCCAATCCAGTCCCATTAATTCGGTTGCAATTGTCTCTCCACTACCACCACTCAATGCTATTGTAGATGATAAATCCCATGCGGATGATACAGTCCATTGGTAAAGTTCATCTTGTGCACAGTGCCAGAATTTCAGTCCATCACTTTTCCATTTCATTCCTCTAGGAGTTGTAGTTCCAGAGGTAAAAGCATATTTTTGAGAATAACTAGCAGTGCTTAGATCCCAAGCAGTTGATAAAGTAAACTTAAAAATTTTATCAACACCCCTGTCATGAATCATCATTACTTTACCATAATTAGTGGTATCAGATGAATCTGATGCAAAAACAACACTTTCGATATAACCTGTAGTTTCACTATCAATAGTACCTACACTTAAAAGATTAGCGAGTGTTTTTGTTGACGGATCCCAAGGAGTTGACAAATCCCATTCTGCAATTTGATCATCACCAGTACCAGTGGTGTACATTTTATGTCCGTCTGGTTTGAAAAAAATTGCCGATGGATATTGATTTAATCCATTACTACTAGTATAACCTGCTGAATGATCCTCTAATTTTCTTCCCGCAAGTGGTTCTACTGTGTTTGTTAATTCTGAAGCTACGTTAGCTGCCACTGGATAAACCCTTCCTGTTCCATATACAAGTCTCACGGCACCAGCACCACCATCATTTCCTGGTGTATATCCCGCTGGATTAGTAGGTGGATATCTT